CTACTAAATTAGTTGACTGTACTAATGTAAAAACTTATCTTGCACTACTTGAAGAAATTTATAATTTTAAAGAAAGAAATGAAAAATTAAGATTTTTTTAGTATCTTTGATTCGTTAAGTGAGATGTCAGATATCTCGATACTTTAACCACTTTTACCCCGTTGAATTTGTTGTAATCTGACTGCAACATTTTTGATGGGGTTTTTTTATGAAATTGAAAAAAGAAACATTTTATTTTAGTCACGACTACACGGCACGTTCAGATGAAAAAATCAAGAATCTTATTTATGATTTTGGTTATGAAGGTTATGGAATCTACTGGTCATTAATTGAAGAATTGTATCAAAATGCGAACGCATTGCGAACGAATTACAAACGCATTGCATTTGATATGCGAGTTGATGAAAACACCATTAAAAGCATTATTGAAAACTTTGATTTATTTATTGTTGAAAATGAGTTTTTTGGTTCATTATCGGTGCAACGTAGATTAGATATGCGTATTGACAAGAGCAGTAAAGCAAGGGAATCTGCACAAAAGAGATGGTCAAAGGATGCGAACGCATTGCCAACGCAATCCGAAGGCAATGCTATAAAGGAAAGTAAAGTAAATGAAAATAAAATAAAAAGATTTATTAAACCCACAATTGAAGATATTAAAAATGAATTTCCAAACTTTAACGCTGAACACTTTTATAACTACTACGAAAGCAATGGCTGGATGGTAGGAAGAAACAAAATGAAAGATTGGAAAGCAACGGTAAAGAATTGGATTGCAAAAGATTACAATCAACAAACACAAGTTACAACAATCAAACCTAAATTTGGGACATTAAACGATGATTAATAGAGAAAGTTATATAATAGGATGCTTTTTACAAGACAAAGCAACACACGTATTTTTACCTAAAATTAAATCTTATTGGTTTGACGGATGGAATAAAGAAATAATTGAGTTCATGCAATTATCATATCTTAACAACAACCCTATAGACTTGGTAAGTTTGGCACGTCAATTCAAAGGCAAAGCATATGAGTTAACACAATTTACAAATTCATACGCTTATAGCACCGATTTAAAGCACTATCTTTTTGAATTGGACATAGAGTATAAGAAAACACAATTGATTGAAAAATTGAGTGGTTTAAATACGTTAAACACATTAGATATTATTTTAAAAGATATTGACTTTATAACTCAAGAAGCAAATATAACAATTGACAAAGAACCATTACCAATGTCAAAGGTGACTGCAAAGGTAGTTGATCAATTAGAAGAACAAATGAAACGAGGTGAGAAGTTAATGGGTATCACAACGGGCTGGAGAATGTTAGACAAGTATATTGGTGGATGGAATAAGGGAAATTTAGTTATTATTGCTGGTCGACCTGGTTCGGGTAAAACTGCGATTGCTTTATCGCTTACAATAAGTGCAAGTGAAACTGCAAAAGTTTTATTTATGAGTTTAGAAATGAGTAGCGAAGAATTATCAAAGCGTTATATTTCATTTTTTGCAAATATTGAGAATTATAAAATTCGTGGTGGTAATTTAAAGACAATTGAACACGAACATATTTCACAAACTTTGTACCGATTGCAAAATGATTTCTTTGTAGACGATGACACGAAAACGACTATTGCAGACATTCGAGCAAAGGCACAATTTCACAAAGCAAAACACGGATTAAACATTTTAATTATAGATTACTTGCAATTGATTAAAGGCACAAAACAAAATAGAGAACAAGAAATAGCAGAAATTTCACGCAACTTAAAAATAATTGCTAAGGATTTAGGCATTACGGTGATTGCATTGGCTCAATTAAGTCGTAAGTGCGAAGAACGTGCAGACAAAAGACCAATGCTTTCAGACCTTAGAGAATCAGGTTCAATTGAACAAGATGCAGATTTAGTGATGTTTCCATTTAGACCACAATATTACCAGCAAGAACAAACAGATGTTGAAACTGATTGTGAATTGATTATAGGAAAGAATAGACACGGCAGCACAATAACTATTCCAATGAGTTTTGAAGGCAAGTACACACGTTATAAAGAAATTTTATGATAAGCGAAGTTAAAAATATGGATTGTATAGAATATATGCAGCAGTTTCCAGATAATTATTTTGAATTGGCAATTGTTGACCCACCTTATGGTATTGGTATGGATGGGAATGCGAATTGGAGCGGTTCAAAACATAAAGTAAAAAATTGGGACAATGAAACGCCAAGTATTGAATATTTTATGGAATTACAAAGAGTTTCTAAAAATCAAATTATTTGGGGGGCAAATCATTTTATTGAAAATATACCTATTCCAAATAGTAGTTGTTGGATTGTTTGGGATAAAATAAATGATGGTTTTTCGTTTGCTGATGGAGAGATGGCTTGGACTTCATTTGATACTGCTGTAAGGTTTTTTAGATACCACAGAGGACAGCAAACGGATAAACGCATTCACCCCACTCAAAAGCCCGTTGCATTATACCGTTGGCTTTTACAAAAATACGCAAAGCCAAAAGATAAAATTTTAGATACGCATTTAGGTTCAGGAAGTTCACGTATTGCAGCAGATATGGAAGGATTTAATTTTTACGCTTGTGAACTTGACAAAGATTATTTTGATGCAAGTTGCAAAAGATTTGAAGAATACAAACAACAATTAAAACTATTATGATAGACTATTATGTTTTATATCTTAAAGAACGCCGCCAAGTGCGATATTTAGAAAACAAAGTAGAAGTAAGCCAACGCAACTACCAAAAAGAAATAGAACGCTTAAAAGAAATGATAATAAACCCCATCCACAAGATGAACAAGAACAAAGAACTTACAGAAATTTTGCAAAAGGTTTGTGATGCCAGTGGTATAATGCCACACGATATAATTTCCAAGAATCGAAAGCGTGAAATAGTTATTGCACGTCAACTATTTTGCTATATTACTGTGAAATATTTTAACTACAAATTAAAGAACGTAGGTAATTTTTTAATTCGTGACCATAGCACCGTTATACATAGCGTCAATGCTTACACAGATTATTTACAAATGAGATACAAAAACGAGACTGCAATATATGAGGATGCAAAAAACCTTTTATCAATTGGTGATGCAAAAGGATAAATATCAGGAAGTGTACTGCCTAAATTCTGAAGAAGAAGTAGCCTACTATAAAAAAAAAGCAGAGAAAAATGGATATAAATTTGTAGAATTGAAAAAAATATAGTAATATTTGCACATCAAAGATAAAATACTTATAGAAGTAGCAAAATCTGAATGGCTTTATAAGGCGAGTAAAACTATCTCGCCACTATTCCACGACGATTTGGCTCAACATCTTTTACTTATTTTATGTGAAATGCCTAATGACAAATTAATAAAGGTTTACAACGATGGTTATATTAAATTGTTTTGCATCAAAATAATGTGGTCGCAAAGTTCAACACCACGTCAAAAGTTCTACGACGTTATGAAGCCGATTGGATTATTTGATATTGAGAATGTACAAATAGAATATTTAAACACAATAGACGATGCCATTGAAAAAGAAAACAAATACAAACTAATTGAAAATGTAGTAAGCAAAAACAAATGGTATGAGCGTGAAATCTTTACAATGTGGTCAAATGGTGAATCGGCAAGATCAATACATCGTAAAACCAAAATAACATTGCGTGAAGTACTAAGAGTAATAAAAGACATTAAACGACAAATCATCAACGAATATGAATAAACTTCAAGCATTTTATATTCGTCTTATGAAATACCACGATATAGACAAAACAATAAAACACGAAATAACGAAAGACTATGAATTTATTAAAAATCATTATTGTATGCCTACTGATGACAATAGGCTACAAAGCGAGGGAATTAAAAGAAAAGGACGAAATAACGTACCTAAATAACAAAATAAACACTTTACAACAACAACTAACAAATGTATTCACTTATCGAAATAATTGGCATAGCGAGTCTCGGAATAATCATTGCTACAGTTATGACACCACAACTACCAAGTAAATTAAGAATCAAACCATTGACTTGTGAAAGTTGCATAGCATTTCACATTGGACTTGGTTACTTTTTTAACACTTGGAATTTAGCGTGTATTATACCAGCGTCACTATGCTACATTTTAGCTTACAAATTATATAAATTATGAAAACCGAACACATAGATTTTATTTTAGGAGTTGAGCAGTACTTAACTGCATTCCGAAAAACGATGGTTATGAGAATGCCACCAGCCGACGAAAACAAAGTAAGAGCAATTCACCAAGAAGTAATGGGAAATCCAATACCAATGTGTGGTAGTTGTTTTGTAGACTCTTTCACGTCACTTGTTATACGTGCAAGGTTTGAAAAAGAAACTCAGATTCCAACTTTACAAGATGTAATTGATAATAGTATAGTATTGGCACAACTTGCTGACGACGAACAAAAACCACGACGCAAAAGAAAGTGAAGAAACACACACAAATTTATATGAAGTATTTTGGTTACCATTTAAGTGACTGGTTGCCTTGTGAAATTTGTGGATGTCAGGCAGTAGATTTGCACCACATCGAAGCAAGGGGAATGGGTGGGACTAATACAAAAGATACCATTGAAAATTTGATGGCACTTTGCAGAGGACACCACGTCCAATTTGGTGATAAAAAACAACACAAAGAAATGTTAATAGAAGTACACAATAATTTTATAAAACAAAATGGAAAATAGTTTTGGTGGTTTATGGAGTGATGAAAAATGCTTTCAATGGGAATTGGATAATAATATCTCATTGGACAACCAGTCATTTGTAAACCTATACAATAGCACGGCACGTGAAATATGCAAGGTAATTGACTTTGATACTTTTGCTGACATAGGTGGTGGCGTAGGTGCGTATTCACTTGCAATGAAAAACCTAAATAAACAAGTGTATTACTACGACTTAAACAAACACCATTTTAACTATGCTATGAGCCACAACGTTGCACACTATTATCACCAAACAGATATAACGCAAAACAAAATCAAACACGATTTAGTGGCTTGTATTGAAGTAATGGAACACATTACCGATGATAAACTAAATGACTTATTAACAAATGTAGAATGCAAGTACTTTCATTTCAGCAGCACACCAAACACCACAGATTTTGATGAAGAATGGGGTCATATTAATGTGAAACAAGAACACGAATGGATTGATTTATTCCAACAACACAACTATCAACTACATACAAAAATGAATTTACCCACATCGTGGAGTTTATTATTTAAAAAAACAATTGAATAACAACTGATGGCAGATAAATTAGACAACCTAAAAAAAGCAAGTGGATTTGATAAAAACCCACAGAATATTAATACACAAGGACGACCAAAAAAGATTGTAACCAAATTAAAAGAACTTGGGTATAGTAAAGACGATATTAACCAAACGTACATGAATATGTGTGCAATGAACCGTCAAGAACTTGAACTAATCGACAAAGATAAAACTGGTCAATATACAATCATTGAACAAATCATTGCGGGTTCATTGGTCAAAGCCCACGACAAAAACTCTTTATTTAATCTTGAAACTTTAGTTACACGTGTACACGGCAAACCAAAAGAAACGCTTGACAACAATATAAAAACAGACGAACCAATAATAATTACTTTAAATTTAAAACAATAAAAACAAAACATATGGAAACAACAATTAAAAATGAACTTATCGCAACGATGTTGTTGAAAGTTATTGAAGAAAATGAATTATCACAAGACAGTTCAGAAGAAACAACTTGGAAAATTGGTTACAAAGAAGCGTGTGATATGATGATTGAATTTTTAAATGAATTGAAATGACGGAAACAATTTACTTAGGAAATGGTTGGGAAAACCAGTACGGTTTAAACGTATCAATTAACATAGAAAAATTAAAACAAGCTATTGCAACGGGAAAACTTGAGGTCAATAAATATGGTGATGTCAAAATTAACGTTGGCAAATTAAAGCAGCAGAATGAGAAGTCAAAAGCTACTCACTACGTCGCAGTACCAAAACCCAAAAATGATATGCCGTTCTGATGGAAGCGATTTTAAAATTTAACTTACCAGAAGATAGCGAAGATTTTAACCTTGCATTGGATGGGGCTAAATGGTCAAAGGCAATGTGGCGAATAAACGCATTTTTAAGGTCAGAAATAAAATACCCAGCCGAAGGAATGAGTGATGATACATTTAACACCTATGTAATTGTAAGGGATAAACTGTACGAAATTTTAGACGATGAACAATTAAAACTATGAAAGCCAGTTGGAGATTAACCGAAGAACAAAAACCAAGCGATGACCGTGAAGTAATGGGGAACTATTCTTTTGGGAATCAATTGATAAAATTTGACGGCGAGTATTGGTACGACACTACTTCTGAGATAGTAGTGAGTGAACCTTTGTATTGGATGCACATCCCTAATTTACCGGGCGAATGAGAATTTTAGTATTAATGGATTCAGCAAGTGGGGTGAGTTTTCACAGACTATTCACCCCGTATGCTACAATGCAACGGAACTACGACATACAAGTAGACGTAAGCCAAAAACCACCTGAGTGGATTAACATTGATTTTAGCGTTTACGATGTGGTTATATTCAATAGATGGATTTCGGTTGCCCAATATAACATATTTGAAAAGTTAAGCGAATTAAACATCCCTACTATTTGCGATGTCGATGATTATTGGGTAGTGCCTAAATCAAACCCAGCATATCGAGTGTACAAAAAAATGATTAAGAATGCAACAAAGGACGCTATTTTAAACGCAACGCACATTACATCGTCAACAACCCTACTTGCTGAGAAGATAAAAGAGATCAATACCAACATCACTATTTTACCCAATGCATTGGAATTAACCCAAAATCAATGGACGTTTGAGAAGGCAAAGAATGAAAAGTTAACTATTGGTTGGGTGGGTGGTATAACACACCTTGAAGATTTAAAACGTGTAGGCAATAGCGTAAAAAGATTTTGTGAGGAAAACGACGCTATCTTTTATATGGCTGGTTATCATACAGAAAGTCACGAATGGCAAATGTGCGAGAAAACTATTACGGGTGAATCAATAGAAAACCGTCCTAACTGGTTCAAAACTATTCGAGGCACAACGCCTACAGATTATGGCACGTCTTATTCACTATTTGACTTTTGTATTGCACCATTACAAGATACTAATTTTAACCAGTATAAAAGCGAATTAAAGATTGTTGAAGCTGCAGCATATAATTTACCTATCATTGTATCAAATGTCAAACCATATACGCTACACGAGGGGAATAAAGGAGTTATTTTTGCTGAGAATAACGAGCAATCGTGGTATGATTGTCTTTGCCGTATGGCTCAACTAAACATCGGACATTTAAATGCTGAGTATTGTAACCATTACCACAACTTAAATACAATAAACGAAACACGCTACGAATTATTGAAGTCACTATGCAAATAACTTACAACCGTCCATTCGTTACGACTTACCAAGAAGCCATATTAGATGCACCTGAACGTTACACGGTAACGGCAGCAGCAACAAAGTGTGGAAAAACGGCAAGTCATATCATTTGGATGTTTGAACAAGCATTGAAACTAAAAGAAAATCAATCGGTGTGGTGGGTTGCACCCGTGTACCAACAAGCTGAGATAGCATTTCGTAGAATGAAAACCCAAATTAATGTGAAGGACTTTTTTATTACAAATGAAAGTAAGTTAACATTGATTTTGCCAAATGGTGCAAGGATAGAATTTAAGTCAGCAGAAAAACCTGACAATCTTTATGGTGACGATGTTTACGCAGCAGTAGTAGACGAGGCGTCAAGGATGCGTGAAGAAAGTTGGTTTGCTTTGCGTACTACATTGACGGCTACAAAAGGCAAGTGCAAACTAATTGGTAACGTAAAAGGTAAAAAGAATTGGTTTTATAAATTGGGTGAACGTGCAAGACTTGGTGAACCTGATTATAAATTTTTCAAAATTACGGCATACGATGCTGCAAAAGAGGGCATACTTGACTTAGAAGAAATTGAACAAGCAAAGAGAGACTTACCCGAGTTTGTTTTTAAAGAGTTATATCTGGCAGAACCGGGAGACGATAAGAGCAATCCTTTTGGAATTGACAATATTCGAAGATGTTATTCACCTATTAGTAATAGTACGCCCATTGCATTTGGTATAGATTTGGCGAAATATACGGACTGGACTGTGATAACGGGGTTGGATAAAGATAATAATGTATGTTATCTCGACAGATTTCAATCTGACTGGGAGCAAACGCAAAGAAAAATAGTAAATGTAGTTGGCAGAATACCAGCGTTTGTGGATTCAACCGGTGTTGGAGATCCTATTGTTGAGAATCTACAACGCTTATTGCCTAACATTAAAGGTTTTAGATTCACATCACAAAGCAAACAACAAATAATTGAAGGGTTAGTAATGGAAATACAACAAAATTCTATTGCATTCCCTGAATCCCCTATCGGGTACGAATTGGAGAACATCGAGTACGAATACACCCGAACGGGAGTAAAGTATGCTGCACCATCAGGACTGAATGATGATTGCGTTATGTCCTTAGCGTTGGCAGTAGATTGTAAAAAACATAATAAAAAAGGTATATTCGCATTCGCATGATAACAATTAAACATATTCAAGAATTAAAGGAGATAGACCACTATTCACCTTTAGAAAAAGCCATACACACTATTTGCATAGTAGATGGTAGAGATATTGACGATGTCGAAGAAATGAAAGTTTACGACTTATTCAATCGCTTCAATACAATAATGGACAATCTAAAGTTTGAAGATACTATTCAGCTTAGATTTAAAATAAAAGGTCGACGATTTAGGATGATTCCTAATGCAATGGAAATGCAAGGTCAACACTTCATATCGCTTCAACAATTTAATAGCGAAGATACGCTTCCAAACTTGCATAGGATTATGGCAATGATGAGTGAAGAAGTAAACATATTTGGTCGACCTAAAAAAATCAAAAACTTGGGTGTGCAATTTGAAGAAGTCAGTAACTTGTTTTTACATTTGCCGTATCAGATTGCGTATGGCTACACGCTTTTTTTTTCTCGTCTTTATCCGAAATTGTTGGACGCTACCCAAACTTATTTGAGTCAGATGGTGGAGAGTCTGAAGGCAAAAGCAATGGAATACAAGGATGGTTTGAACTCGTAAATCAAATCTGTAAAGGCAAACGTGATAAATGGGATTATATCTTGGAAATGCCTATTGTCGAGTTTTTAAACACAGTTGCATTTTACGTGGGTAAGCAAAAAGAGTTTAACAAAGATTTGCAAAAATGCACTACGTTTGAATCTATGGTACTTGCATATTTAAGAAATTTAGTTTAGGTTTGCATTGTTCTTCTAAAATACAAAAGTTTATACTTTTAACCCTGCACCAGTTGTGGGGTTTTTTTATGTCAAAAATTAGTGTATATTTGTTTTCGTTCTTTCAATCGTGCTTTAACCCTCATACCTTAAACCAGCTATGGGGGTTTTTTCATCAAAGCAACAAAAATCACAAAGTGCTAATATATAAGAGTGAGTATAACAGTCAATCAAAAACCCGACAATAACGCACCAGCATATAATGATTTAAATTTTGTCATTACTGAGAGTGATAGTGCTATTTACACAAAGCCAAACTTTAAATTCATTGCCGATGTATTTGAAAATACAACACGAATTGCACGTTTAAAAGCACCTATCTATCCAAATAGCACCAACAAAAGTGTTTTTAACATTGGTAGGTTAATTGAAAACTTTGTAACTTTTGATTGGGACATTGACGATACGTCTGTGAGTGGATGTCCAAATAGTAATGTTTACTACAAGGTCAATTTTGGTTACGAGTATTCTACTGGCACAACTTCACCTATTATCGAAGTAAGTGGTGCAACCAACGTCACGGGGTTAACTGCGTACAATATGGCTTTAAACCCTATTGACTTTGTTTCGTTTGACGAGGATGACTACAAAATTAACACCACAAAGAATGCCGAGTTTTTAACAACAATGCGAAGTAAAACCATTTATCAAAATCAAAAAGACTGGCTTTACTTTTGGCGTGGGAATGCTGTGAGTGTACAAATTAAAACTTTCCCAGCAGCCACAACACAAATCATTTTACTAAGTGGTATCACGGATTCGGTTATACGAGTGCCAATTATACCAGCAAGTGGTGCGACCTATTTAGAAGTCAAAGCAGTTGGTTCTGGCTCAACAAGTGAAACATATAGAATAGACATAGAAGATGAATGTACAAAGTACGCAAATAATGACGTTTACTTCCTCAACAGATACGGGGCTATTGAGTCATTTCGGTTTAATCGGGTGCGAAAGGATAATTTTACTATACAAAGAAAAACCTACAAGCAAACACAATACAGTTTATCAGGTTCAAGTTATTCCTACGAGACCAGTGCAAGAAGTATCAGCAACTACAACACCGAAATAATGCAAAAAATTACACTCAATTCTAACTGGATCACAGAAGAAGAAAGCGTATGGCTCAAAGAGTTGGTAGCTTCACCCTCTATATGGTTGTTAGATGATGGGGTGTTAAAAGCAATTAACATCACGAATAGTGATTACTCAGTAAAGACATTGCTAAACGATAAAGTGTTTAATTTGACAATCGAATGCGATTTGTCATTTGTAGATAAGGTGCAACGTCTATGATAAACTTATTTGTAAATAATACGCTGGTCGATTTAAGCGAAGATTTCGACCTACTTATAACCCGTTCAATTGCTGATATTAAAAACCCTGAACAAAGAAGTAGTGATTGGTCAAAGACTGCAAAGATACCGGGAACAAAAACAAACAACATTTTATTTGGTGGTATATTTGAAGTTGAACATACGGTATTAGGTAGTGGGCAATTTGCACCTAACTTCAACCCAAACAAAAAAGCTGATGTAGTTGTTTTGGTCGATGGCTTTGAGCAGTTAAGGGGGTTTATACGATTAATTCAAATAAACGTTCTTGACCACGATTTTATTGAATATGAATGCTCACTACACGGGCAGACTGCTGACTTATTTACGACGCTCGGCAATGCTAAATTAACTGAGTTAAACTTTGACGAATACAACCATACGTTAACCGATACCAATGTGACTAATTCTTGGGACACTTCAATTGTAAAGAATGGAGGTTCACAAGCATTTCAATATGGTGAAGGTTATGTTTACGCACAAATGCTAAACAAGTTTGGTTCACAAAATACCAACACAAGCCAATGGCGTGTTGATGATCACGTACCTTGTTTATATGCGAAGACAATAGTCGACAAAATAATGTCAACTACTGGCTATCAATATACAAGTGATTCTTTTTTTACAACTGCAAGATTTAAGCGTTTAATTATACCATACACAAATTATGGTTTTACAAGTGACGATAACGCAATACAACAAAGGTTATTCCAAGCTGGGTTTAATGCTGCAGTAATTGCTATAAATCCGAACGACCTTATTACATTTAACAACGATTCTACTGGTGGGAATTTTGATACTGGTGGTAATTTTAACACTACAACTTATCGTTATGTATCACCAACGGCAGCCAATTTTGATTTCTTTTTAAAAGTAAAAGCCATTGCATCAGTAGGTTCACCAATTCCATCAGCAGATTATGGAGTTTTAACCTTTGGGCTTTTTAAAAATAATGTACTTGTAAAAACATTTTCAGGCGTTTCAGATAATAGTTCGGATTCGGCTTGGAATTTTGATTATACAGATGTGCAAACAATTCAATTAATTGCGGGTGATTATGTGCAAGTAAAATATTTAAATTTTAAGTTTTTAAATATAGGTTCAGGAAATCCCTTTGTAGATTTATATAACGATACTAAATTCTATAATCAATCGGCAGCAAATCAATTTGCTTATGGTAACGCAATAGATTTTGGTTTATTCTTTAGTGGTGATTATACGCAAAAGGATATGCTTTTAAACTTTGTTAAAATGTTCAACTTGTATATTGAACAAGATATGGACAACCCTAAGAAACTTAGATTTGTACCACGTGACGATTTCTACAATGGCACAACTCAAGACTGGACAAATTTAGTCGACTATTCACAAAACGTGCAGATAGTTCCAATGGGTGATCTTGAAGCAAACCCTTATATTTTTACATTTAAAGAGGGCGAAGATTTTTACAATAAAGAATATAAGCAAAGCACAAGTAAAATTTATGGTGAAAGGGTTGTGCGAGTAGACAATGACTTTGTAAAACAAGAAAAGAAAATAGAAATTACATTTGCACCGACGATGTTATTATCTTCAGGCAATAGATACTATTCTATTATTTTAAATGGGAATAATGACAAAGGACAATTAAGGTGTTTATATTATAATGGCTTAAAAAACACAACGCCATACGAATTATACAACACTACATTAACTGGCACACCAAATAAAAACAAATATCCGTTAACGCTTCACATTGACGATACCGATAACATGCAATTTGACCTTAATTTTGGAATGTCGAATTACATTTTAGCTGACAAAGGGCTTAAATTTAGCAATCAAAACCTTGTAAATGTTTATTGGTTTAAAACAATTAAGGAAATCACCGACAAAAATTCTAAGGTATTTAAAGGATATTTCCGTATCAATCCGTATCAATGGGCTAACATTCAATTTAAAGACTTATATTTCTTTGAGGGACAATATTGGAGATTAAACAAGGTAAGTGATTACAACCCTTTGCAAGAAGGCGTGTACTTATGTGAGTTTCTTTTGGTCACTTATTACGAACCCTCGACTACAAATCAAAAAAATATCGGTGTAGGTGGTAAAGATGTATTAAACGATACATACCCATTCGGGAAACCTATTGGATTTACCGGCGTAACTACTGGGGGCGTAAATATTGGAGATAGCGAATTAGATTCTAAAGACAATATCACGGTAGGCAATGACCACGTTTCGCAAGGTAGATTTGCAAACACTATTTTAGGTGGTACACAAGTAGACATCCCAATTACTTTTGAAAGTGTAACGGCGATAAATTGCGATACATATTCAATCACAGAATCAAATAGGGTTTATGTTGAGAATTACCCAGTTGTTGGGGCGTGGTTAGGTAGTGGAAAAATAGAAGAAATTGTACACGCTGATTCACCTTATACGG